CGGCTCGCGCGGCCAGGAAGTCTCAGGCCTTGAAGGCCAGGTCGAGCTTGGTCTTGAGCAGGTTGATTTGGCTGGCGTCGTGCGCCACCGGCTCAACCACAGGCTCGGGCTGCGGCTCCGGCGACAACTTCGCCACCACAGCAGACAACAGGCCAGCCTGGTCAAGGGTCAAGGTCGCCCCGCGCTCAAGCGCCTCAAGCGCGCCATTGAGTGCATCGGCGTCCTCGCCCGTGGCCTCGGCCAGCATGTCCAGGCTGCGCACCGCGGCGCTCGTGGCCTGGTAAGCCGGGAAGGTCACGATGCTGGTCTCATGCAGGCGGACCTGCTGAAGGGTGCGCTGGCTGCCGTCCTCGTTCCACTTGTCGCCGCCGCGAGGAACAGAGAAGCCGAAACTCATGGAGTCAATTACGCGCGGGTTGCCGCCGCCACCGAGCAGCACCGCAAGGTCGCGGCCGTCAGTCGTGTCGGGCAGTGTCGCCTTGACCAGCAGACCGCGGCCGTCCTCCTCGAGCGTCATCGTCTTGGAGCGGGTTGACGCCAAGGGGCGCGCCGCGTCGTGATTGACGAGGAGGAAGACGTTGTTGCGGGACTTGAGCGACCGGGCGAAAGCACCAGGGGCGATGGTCTCGGTGAACGGCAGGGGCTCGCTCGGGGAGTTGAACACCGCCGCGTATCCCTCGAAGCTCATACCTTCGGGGGCTTCGCGGACCTCAAGGTCATCGACGGTGAAGGTGCGGGTTTCCATTTTGCTCATCGGCCCTCCTAGACCTGGGCGTTCTCGGCCGGCTGCAACTGGTTCGACGCCAGGCCGGTGTGGGCCATTGCTGGCAGGCCGAGCGCGGACAGCACATCGGCCGGGTCGTAGCCCGACTGCACAAGCTTGGACGCCATCTCGACGCGCTCGCGCTCCTCAACAATGCTGGCTGAGTTGACTGCAATGTTGGCGAGCGGCACGCGCGGCGCGTCGCCCCCGTCAACCGGGCGAAGATCCATCAAGCCGCGGGCCTCGTTGACGCTCATGTACCCGGCCTGCAACGCCGTAGAGAACACGGAAGCCTGCGTAGCCGAGTCACCGCGAAGGAGCCCGTCCATGTTGACGCGCAGGAAGACGTCGCCGGGCAGGAGGCGGTTGTGGGCCTCCTCAATGGCGGCGATGAGCGGGGTGAGGGAGTAGCGGGTGAATTGGATGGCGTTGTGCTCCACGGAGGCGTAGGACATGGCGCCGGGCGTGTTCAAGCCGATCATGGACGGCGGCACCCGGAACACGCGCGCCACTTCCTCGACCGCGAACTGGCGGCTCTGAAGCATCTGAGCCTGCTCGCCATCCGAGCCCGTCTTCACAAACTTCGCGCCACCCGACAGCACGCCAGGACGGTGAGCCTTCTTCAAGCCCTTATGGCCCGCCTCAAAAGCGTCGACCAGATCCTTGGCCTGCTCCTGCGTCAGGTTGCCGGGGAACTCAATCATTCCCGAGGTGTTGGCACCGTTGGAGAAGTACCGCGAGGCGAACTCATCCAGCGCCTTTGCTAGGCCGAGGGTCTGCTTCAGCTCGTCTACGCGGCTGACACCCTTGAGCGAGCCAGGTCGGCGCATCTCGGGGATGTAGAGAACGTCCTCACCGGGCAGCACGGCCTGGCCGCCGTCAATGACGAACTCGCGCAAACGGGTCGCCGGGTTCCGGCGGATGTCCACCCGGGTCGGGTCGAGCGGCTGAAGCGCGACGATCTCGCCGTTGCCGTTGCGGAGGATTTGCACCACGGCCCCGTGTGACAGCAGCATGGAGACCACGATCTGCTTGTAATACTCGATCCGGCTGGAGCCGGGGCCCTCGGGCTCGTACACCCAAGCGGGCCGCGGCCGGTAGGGGAGCCGGTTGCCGTCGCGGCGGATGAACGTGTCCACCGGCAGCGTCGAGATCGTGTCCGACAGCAGGCGCACGCAAGCGTAGGCCGCACCAATCTCTAGGGCGTTCTTCTGGTTGACAACCGTGCCCGCCCAAGTGGCGAAGCCCGACACGTCAATTCCGGAGCCCCACACCTGCTGGTAGGAGAGGTTCCGCTCCTCCATCGGCTGACCGCCGAACAAGTTCCCGAGCATCAGAGGCCTCTCTCAAGCGCGACACCGAAAGCCAGGCCGCAGACCCCAGCGACAACGAAACCGAGCCAAGGCGCCACAAGGGCGCACCCGACAATGAGCGCAGCGCAGCCAGCAATCTGCAAAGCAAGTGCGATGCGCATAGACGCTCCTAAACGGAAAAGAAACTGGCGACAGGTGCTTCGGGCTCCGCCTCGCGGCGATGGGTAGCCCGGTCAAAAGCGATGATCGCCGCGACCGCGGCATCGATCTTTCTTGGAGAGCCCCGGTGCTCTTTCACGACTCGGGGCCCTTTTTGGTCGGTCTTGATGACGCAGTTGTCCAGGTGGCGGGCAAGAGCGGGAGCATGATCGTGCGCGACCTGGCCTGATACCACCGCGTCAAAGAACTTGGCCGTCGATGGGACCATGCGAGCTGGGCTGCTTGATGGGTACTCAGTAATCGGAACCCCGGCTTCGGCCAGTGCCTCCATCGACCGCTGCCAGCGGTACGGGTCACACGCAACCTCAACCACATTGAGCCGGCCGCACGTCTCCAAGATCCGAGCCTCAACGCCGCCAATGTCCACCCGCCAGTCATCGCGGTCGGTGGGCTGCTTCTCCCACATATCAACCAGCCAGACGCGCGGGGTCTCCTCAATCGTCACGCCGACAATCGCCGTCGTGTCACCCGAGAACGAACCGTCGAAGCCGAGCACGACCGGGGTGCCGTCATCCACCGGCGCCATCGTCGGCAACTCATCCCAAGCACCGTGCGGCAACCAAGCCTGCTGCGAGGAAACGAAGACGTTGGTGCGCTTGGTGCGGAACTCTGCCTCCGGGGTCCGCTTCACCGAAGACTCAAAATCCTCGGGGTCTTGGATGTCGCCGTACCCAGGGTTGGCAATCTGCCAGTTCTTTGGGTCGCGGTGGTCGCAGTCCGGGTCCGCCTGCCACCAAGCGCCGAAGAACGACGGGTCCTCGACCTCGCCGGCCGCGACCCGCTGGGCGTACTGGTACAGGCCATAACAGACCGAGTCCTGGCCCGTGGAATCCGTCCGCACCCCAGCAGTCGTAATCGCCAAGGTCAAGGCGTCGTAGCGCGCGGCCTGCGCCAGCGTCATCACGTCCCAGAGTTCACGATTCGGAGCGGCGTGCAGCTCGTCATAAACGACCAGCGTCGGCGACAAGCCTTCCTTCGTAAAAGCCTCGGAGGAAAGCACCCGATACACCGAGCCCGTCGCCGGGATCTCGATAGCGTCCCGATACAACTTCGCCTGCTCAGCCAAGTCCGGGGACATCTCCACCATCTGCTTGGCAGCGCCGAACACGATGCGCGCCTGGTCCCGGTCAGCCGCGCACGAATAAACCTCGCCGCCTCGCGGACCCATAAACAGTCCGTACAGCGCGATCCCTGAGCCCAGCGCCGATTTTCCGTTCTTCCTGCTCAAGCCGACGAGGGCAACTTTGGCCCTCAAGCGCTGATCGGCTCGACGTGCCCAAAGGTGATCCATCAGCTTGCGCTGCCAAGGTCGCAGCAGCAAAGGCTCACCAGCCCGGCCGCCGACCGAGTCCTTCACCTGGGGGCACAACGCCTCAATGAATTCGGTGACTAGGGGGCCGTCGCCGCGCTTGATATCCGCAGCAGGAACAGGGGTCAGGATGGCCGGCGGCCATCCTTTAATCTTTCGGGCTGCCATGCGCAGGTGGCTCCCTTACTTGGACCGCTTGGCCTGCAACTTCTCCAGCGTCGAGGCGGCCTTGACTTCGGCCAAGCCCAGGCGGGCACGGGCCGTCGGGTTGAAACCCAGTTGAGTCAGCCAGTCAGCGATCTCACGATTGAGTTCGCGCAGCTGCTTCCGCGCCTCAGTCGACGACTCCGCCACCGGAAGCAGACGCTCACGCTCCTCAAGCGACTCGCGCAACATCGCCAGCTGCACCCCATCGGTGCGGGCAAACCAAGCCGAGCCCGCCTGCATGATGTCGGCGAACAGGTCAGCGGCCTGGCGCTGAAACGGTGCCAAGTCAACTGGCTCAACCGCAACCAAGGCACCGCGATTGTGGCGCGAGGCATCGAACGTGCCAGTGCGGCGATGCTGCTCGACAGGCTTCGGAGGTCGACCGCGGGTAGCCACCGCACAACCTCCAAATCCAAAGCCGAATTTTGCGGCGTTATTTGTATGCA